GGACGGTGCGATGAAGCGCGAGAAGTACAAGGATCAGTCGGCACCAATTATTATCGGGGTTGACCCTGCGCGGTTTGGTGCGGACGCCACGGTGATTGCGGTGCGGCAGGGGCGCGATATTGTGCGGATTGACCGGCACCGCGGCGATGACACCATGACGGTGGTGGGCCACATCATTGAGGCGATTGATGAGTTCAAGCCTGCGATGGTGGTGATTGACGAGGGCGGGCTAGGGGCAGGGATTGTTGACCGGCTCAAGGAGCAACGCTACAAGATCAAGGGCATTAACTTTGGCAACAAGGCCAAAAACCCGATAATGTATGGCAATATGAGGGCGCAAATGTGGGGAGACATGCGGGAGTGGCTGAAAACGGCCAGTATCCCGAATGATAGGTTCTTGAAGACGGACTTAATTTCGCCTATGATGAAGCCTGATTCACGGGGTACGATCTTTTTGGAGTCGAAAAAAGACATGAAGGCGCGTGGTTTAGCCTCACCGGATGCTGCTGACGCTATTTGCGTGACTTTTGCGTTTCCCGTGGCCCATCGGGGCGAGTACAATGCGCGCACAACCACCCGCCGGACGTATTCAGACACTTCGGCCAACACATCTTGGATGGGAAGCTAGATGGCAACGAAAAAAAGTGTTTCCTTGTCTGTCGGACGCGGTGAAAAACTGCCCGTATCTAAGGGCGCGGGTCTGACAGAAAAGGGGCGGGCAAAATACAACGCTGCGACTGGCTCAAACCTCAAAGCGCCAGCCCCGAACCCCAAGACCAAGGCCGACCAAGGCCGTAAGGATTCATTTTGTGCAAGAATGGGTGCCGTAGCGGCCAACGCCAAAGACGGCGAACGCGCTAAAGCAGCCCTTAAACGATGGAAGTGCTAATCATGGCGACAAAACCTGGTCTCTACGCAAACATTCACGCCAAGCAAGCTCGCATTGCCGCTGGCTCTAAAGAGAAGATGCGTAAGCCTGGTGCTGCTGGCGCTCCGACTGCCAAGGCGTTCAAAGAGTCTGCCAAAACGGCGAAGAAGGGCAAATAATGTCTAACACCAAAGCAACTGGCGTTGCGTACCTAGACCCAGAGTTCACCACTTGCTATGCCAGTGAAGAAATTGGCTACGCCCTTGCTGGACAAGGCGCGGTAACTCAAGGTTCAAGCAAGTCAACTGGCGTCACGCTTAATGCGAGCATGGGCCGGATCACAACAGACAGCGCAACGCTCAACACGTTGACCAATGTAACTTTCACGCTGACCAACAGCTTAATCAGCGTAAAAGATGTGATTATTTTGAACGTAAGTTCTGGTGCTACATCGGGCGCATATAACTGCTGGATCAGCAGCATGAGCGCGGGTACTTGCACAATTACGTTGCGAAACATCAGCGGTGGCAATTTATCCGAAGCTGTCGTAATCAACTTTGCGATCATTCACGGAGCGTCTTAATTATGCCGCTTGTCAAGTCAAAAACACCCGAAGCCTTTCGCAAAAACGTCAAGGCCGAAGTGGCGGCTGGCAAGCCTGTGAAGCAGGCAGTGGCAATTGCCTACTCGGTTAAGCGCGAAGCAGCAAAGAAAAAGAAATAACATGGCAGACCCAACAGGCATAGTCGCCGCCGCAGCCGTTGCTGTTGGTGGTTCGGCCAAAGACAAAACCGACGCCAGCGTGCTGGCTACCGCCCGCGCCCGTCTGGACATGGCCGTGTCGGCGCTGTCTGAGTCGCGTGAGGACGAAGTCGATGACCTGAAGTTCTACGCTGGCTCGCCCGACAACCACTGGCAGTGGCCTGCCGATGTGCTAGCAACTCGCGGTGCGGTGCAAGGGCAAACTATCAACGCACGGCCATGCCTGACAATCAACAAGCTGCCGCAACACGTGCGTCAGGTGACAAACGACCAGCGGCAGAACCGCCCAGGCGCTAAAGTCATTCCCGTAGACGACAAGGCCGACGTGCAAGTCGCTGAAATTTTTAACGGCATGATTCGGCATATTGAGTATCTGTCGGACGCTGATGTGGCCTACGACACGGCCTGCGAAAACCAAGTGTCCTACGGCGAAGGCTACTTGCGCCTGCTCACCGAGTACTGCGACGACAACACGTTTGACCAAGACATTAAGATCGGGCGCGTTCGCAATTCTTTCTCGGTCTACATGGACCCGATGATCCAAGACCCGACTGGCGCAGACGCCAAGTATTGCTTTATCACCGAGGACCTGACCCGTGCGGAGTACGAGCGTCAGTACCCAGACGCAGCGCCTATCACCACCTTGCAATCCTTGGGTGTAGGCGACCAGTCGATCAGCAATTGGCTCAACGAAGACACGATCCGTGTTGCTGACTACTACTACATCGACTACGACCGCGCAACGCTGAACTTGTACCCTGGCAACGTGACCGCCTTTGACGGCAGCCCCGAGGACAAGCAGCTAAAAGCCATCTACGGCAAGCCCAAGAAAAGCCGCGAGTCTGACCGCCAAAAGGTCAAGTACTGCAAGATCAATGGCTACGAAATTCTTGAGCAACGCGACTGGGCGGGCAAGTACATCCCCGTTATCCGCATTGTTGGCAATGAGTTTGAGGTTGATGGCCGCTTGTACGTGTCGGGCTTGGTGCGTAACGCCAAGGATGCCCAGCGCATGTACAACTACTGGGTCAGCCAAGAGGCTGAGATGCTGGCCTTGGCACCCAAAGCGCCATTTATCGGCTATGGCGGGCAGTTTGAGGGCTACGAAGACAAGTGGAAAACCGCCAACACGACCAACTGGCCGTATCTGGAGGTCAACCCAGACGTTACAGACGGCCAAGGCGCTGTCTTGCCACTACCAGCTAGGGCGCAGCCACCAATGGCCTCCAGCGGCTTGCTGCAAGCCAAAGCAGGCGCATCTGAGGACATTAAGTCCACAACCGGCCAATACAACGCTTCTTTGGGCATGGGCAGCAATGAGAGAAGCGGCAAAGCCATTCTTGCGCGTCAGCGCGAGGGCGATGTGGGCACCTACCACTACGGCGACAACTTGGCCCGTGGTGTTCGGCACGTAGCCCGCCAGCTTGTGGACTTGATCCCGAAGATTTACGACACCCAGCGCATTGCCCGCATCATCGGTGAAGACGGTGAGACGGAGATGATCAAGATTAACCCTGATCAAGAGCAGCCGGTCAACAAGATTGTGGACGAGCAGGGCATTGTGATTGAGAAAATCTACAACCCAAGCGTTGGCAAGTACGATGTGGTGGCTACCACCGGCCCAGGCTACGCGACCAAGCGTCAAGAGGCTTTGGAGGCGATGGCTCAACTGCTGCAAGGCAACCCACAACTGTGGGCAGTGGCTGGCGATCTGTTTGTCAAGAACATGGATTGGCCAGGCGCTCAAGAGATGGCCAAGCGTTTTGCCAAGACCATTGATCCGAAGCTGATGAGCGATGGCGATGACAATCCAGAACTGCAAGCCGCGCAGCAGCAGATGCAAGCGATGGGCCAAGAGATGGAGCAGATGCACCAGATGATCCAGAACGTGGGCAAGTCCATCGAGATGCAAGACATGCAGCGCAAAGACTTTGAGGCTGAAGTTAAGTTGTACGAGGCCGAAACCAAGCGCATTGCCGCTGTGCAGGCTGGCATGACTGAGCAGCAGATTCAAGACATTGCAATGGGCGTTGTTGCTGCGGCGATGGAGTCGCAAAGCATGATGAACCAGATGCCTGAGATGCGTGAAGAATCCATGCCTATGGAGATGATGCCACCCGAACAAGGAACACCACAATGAAAGCCGCTGACTTCATAGGAATCTTATTCCTAGCCCGTGATGTGACGCACAGCGTTCATTTAAACACCCGCAGTTTTAGCAAACACGAAGCGCTTAACATTTTTTACAACCGCATCGTTGGCGCGGCAGATGATTTTGCCGAAGCCTACCAAGGCCGTCACGGCTTGATCGGCCCGATTACTTTGCGCTCGGCAAAAAAGACTACCAATGTTATTGAGTTCTTAGAAGAATCGTTGGCTGAAATTGAAGGCGCTCGGTACAATGTCTGTGATAAATCAGACTCATCACTACAACAGTTGATAGATAATATTATTGAGATTTATCTACGCACTCTGTACAAGCTCAAATTCTTGGCGTAAGGAACGTATATGGCCGTCTTTCTTTCCCCAGTGGGCGGCGCAGCGGCCCAATTCTTTACCAACAGCGGGTCGCCTTTAGCTGGTGGCAAACTGTATACTTACGTTGCTGGTACGACCACACCACAAGTCACCTACACATCTTCCAGCGGTGTAACAGCGCACACCAACCCTATCATCTTAAATTCGGCGGGGCGAGTGCCTACGGGTGAAATTTGGTTAACTGCATCACCGTATAAATTTTTGCTTAAAGATAGCACTGATGTGCTTATCGCAACATACGACAACATTTCTGGTGTTGGCGCGGCTGCGTATCAAGTTGATAATTTTACCGGCACAGGGTCGCAAACAATATTTACTTTAAGCAGTGCGTCACTGGGCGAAAACTTTACTTTTGTATATATTAGCGGCGTGTACCAGCAAAAAAATACATACACTGTATCCGGCCCTACTTTGACCTTTTCAACCGCACCGCCAATTACGTCTTCTATTGAAGTCATGTATAACTAAAATAAAGGAAAAATTAAATGGCTAATCGTTACTGGGTAGGGGGCACAGCTACATGGGATGGCACAGCGCTACTTAAATGGGCATTAACTTCTGGTGGTGTTGGCGGGCAAGCGGTTCCAACGGCGGCAGATGATGTTTATTTTGATGCGGCCTCTGGTGCAGTAACTATTACATTGTCAGGCGCAAGAACTTGCTTATCTTTTAATTCAACAGGTTTTACTGGCACTTTAGCTGGAACAGGAACTTTAGCCGTAAGCGCAAATGCAATTTATGGCTCTGGCGCAACTTTTACAAATACAGGGGCTTGGACTTTTAACGCCACATCAGGCACACAGCAAATCACGACCAACAGTAAAACGCTAGATTTTCCCATTACCCAAAACGGTGTTGGTGGCACTGTACAGCTTCAGGACAATTTATCAACGAACAGCCGTACATTCACATTGACCAACGGGGCGTTAGACCTGAACAATCGTACGTTAAGCATAGGAGTATTTAGCTCTAGCAACAGCAACATTCGATCTATTGCGTTTGGTACAGGCAACATTACGGTAACGGGTAACGATACAACTGTTTTTTTAACAACAGTTGTTACAAACCTAACTTACACAGGAACACCTACTGTTAATTTTACTTATGCCGGTTCTACTGGCACAAGGCAAATAAGCAGCTCATCGACAAATGCGTCAATTGCAAATGTTTTTAACTTTAATTTTTCAGCGGGTTCTGATAGTGTCACGTTTGGTACAGGTGCGTCTCGCGCAGCGAATAACGTAGACTTTACTGGGTTTTCTGGAACAATTGTTGAGTTAGTAAAAAACATTTACGGCAGTTTAACATTAGCCGCAACAAATCTATCTGTTGCAAGCACTTCAGTTGTGACTTTTAGCGCAACTTCTGGAACAAAAACAATTACTACTGCTGCTTTAACACTTGACTTCCCAATTACATTTAACGGTGTTGGCGGTGCATTTGCGTTTCAAGATGCTTTAACGCAAGGCTCAACAAGAGCGTTCACCATTACAGAAGGAACTGTTCAACTTAAATCGGGTGTGACATCTACGGTTGGCAGCTTTGTCGCAAACAACTCAAGCGTTAAGTATCTTCAGTCAACAACGCCAGGCAGTCAAGCTACAATCTCGCAAGCCAGCGGCACCATAACCGTAGCTGATCTGACCATTCAAGACTCAAACGCCGTAGGCGGCGCGTCTTGGACTGCTTACGCTGACTATGAAAATGTTGACGCAGGCAACAATGATGGTTGGAATTTCAGCATATCACCACCCTACGCAGCTTATGAGCCACCAATCATCATAAGATCGTTTACGCAACCACGGAGATTTTGACATGACCATGAACCTTAAAGCCGTTACAACTTGTTTTGGCTACCAACAGATCACAGACTTGACCGCATCTACCGCGCTGACAGTGCCGATCAAGTCGCCGGAAGGTTTAAACGCAAGGCCCGTGTTGGCTTTGATTGTGGCTGAAGGCGCTCCCGTGCGCTGGCGTGACGATGGCACAGCACCGTCTGCCACTGTTGGAATGCCTATTGCGGTCGGCGTCCCGTTTCAATACGATGGCGACTTGACAAAAATTCGTTTCATTCAACAGTCTGCCAGCGGAATTTTGAACATCAGCTACTACAGCTAAGGGCGCACCATGTCTCTCACAAAAGTAACCTTCTCAATGATTGACGGTTCAGCCGTTAATGTTCTTGATTACGGAGCTACGGGTAACGGTACGACTGACGATACGGCAGCGATCCAAGCAGCAATTGATGCGGCCTATAACATGGGCGCACCAGTGGCTGTACCCGCTGGCACCTATGCCATTACCGGCGTAAAAGTTTATGGGTTGGCTGTTAATGACAATTACAGCACAGTAACGGGTAAAGCAACCCAACTAGAATTCTATCCAGATGCGGTTTTTAAAATGACTGCCGCAACTGGCTATGTCATTAGAACGGCGCAATCTCCAACTGCCACAATTCCACCAACCAGCGTCTACGGTTTGCATTACGGTGTTTTAAACAACGTAGTCATTGACATGGATAACAAAGGCAGTGCAGGACTTTGGCTGGAACTTGCCCATCATTGGCAAGTCACAAACATTGATATTCGCAATATTCCAGCAGGCACATTTACCTATAGCGATGGCTATGCGTCAGGAACTTACGATAAGTGCGGCATTGCCATTAAAGGAATTACGGGCACAGCGGGGGCGTACAACAACGTAATTAGTAATGGTTGGCTGCGCGGTGTGTCAAACGCATCAAGAGGTGAAATTGGCTTGTGGTACGGAACGACTAAAGGGCAAACTTCACAACAAGCAAACTTTAATGATGTTAGTGATCTTGAATTTACGCACTTAAACACAGCAATTCATGTTGAAAACGGTACTTCTCAACGAATAGCAATGTCAAACATTTATAATTCCGGAACAGGATTTTTAATTGAGTCTGACAATAACGCTATTGAACAACTATTTGTAGAAAATTGCACAACTGGTTTTAATTTCACAGCTGGTGCAAAATATAACACCATTTACAACAGTACATCTGGTGCAGGCACGCCGACGTTTATGGTAGATAATGGCGATGTTAACGGGATGTTCCCTGATAACTATGTCCCGCAATATGCTGCGATCAGGGCTAGCGGTTCACCTTCTACACAGGCTATACCCCCATCAGTCTTTACAAAAATCAATTTGCCCGTCCAACTGTATGACGCTGGCGACATAGCACGCCCCGCCGACAGTCAAATTAGGATTGACGCGTTTGGGTATGGCGTAGGGTTTTACAACATTTGCGGAACTGTCCGCGCCGCTGTTGTTGATGGTAAAGTGTATGAGTTATCTATCTATAAAATAACAAACCAACTTCCAAAAATAACTACCCGTACCAATACGTCTTTAACAACTTCTACAAGTGCTGCAGATTATCAATTAAGTTTTGGTGGCACGGGCAGCGTAACTTTGTCAGGAACAGCAACGGGTACGTATGCGCCAGGCACCCACACAATTACTTGCACAGCAGGGACTTTGACGATTACTGTAACTGGGTCAGTAAATTATTTGTTCCTTGGTGAGCCAGTTTCGCTGTCTCCAATAGCCAGTTTTATTCCAGGCGCCAGTGCAACAATCAATATGCAAGTCAATGCTTCTCTTTACATGGATACTCTTGATAGAGTAGAACTGTTTATGAAACATAGTGATTCAGCGGATTGTCAAGTAACTCAAAATGCAAATACACAACTATTTGTAACTAAGGCCGCGTCGTTGATTAACTTGCCTTTTGGTGGGCCAAGACAATACCCCGAATAAGGAGACAGTTATGGAAGCAGCACTTCTTGAAGCCATGCACACTGGCGATTGGTCAGCCTATTGGAAATTGTTGCAGCAACAAGCTAATTTGTTGTAAGATTGTAAAAACCGTATCGGCCAGGTTGACCGAGGAATCCAAGGATTCATAAATGCTAGAAGAAGTACCAGCGGAGTCACTACCCGTGCCAGAACAGGAAGCAACGGCTGCACCTGCGACTGATGTTCAAACGCCGGAAACGCCAGAAGCAGTAAGCAAGACATTCTCGCAAGAGGAACTTGA